TATCCGCGCACACGCGCGGTGTAAGTATATATACTCACTGTCTTTAAGTGTGTGAAAATTTTCTTGTTGACTTTAACCCCAGAAATAGTGTATACCAAAAGCAGAGAGATTAAACAGAATGGAGGCGTGAAATATATGCAGGACGTAGAGAGTGTAGATCTTACAAGGCTTATAGTAGATCTAGGTACGGTACAGATATATACATCAACTGTGAATGATTTGATAGATCAGGCATGTATAGAATTTCACATCGACGATCTGTTGAAAGCTGGTCAAAGGCAATGGAAAGCTGTTATGCAGTATGTTGGTATGCATCTATTCCCGGATACTAAAGTATTAAAGGACAAGAGTTTAAGCCCTCTTAACAACGGAACTATACCGACTAACTGCAATAGATACGATAGAGAGGTATTATATAAGCTTTGTGATTATTATATATATATATCCAATGTGTACAGTAAACTAGTGAGTACAGTAGCATTCAGTTATTTTTGCAATATACCTACTACAACGTTTGACCTATGGAAAGACGAGGAATCAAGTTCGGTGGCTTTTAAGATTTGGCAAAAATTACAGCGATCTCGTAAAGATTGCATCCTCGATCGTGCGTATGACTCCAACAGCCCTGTGGGAACCATGTTCGTGGGCAACAACGAGTTCGGCATGAATCAGCCCGGTATCGGCGATAATGCCACCCAGAGAAGATCAATCACAGCGCAGGAGCTGCCAAGATTGGACGAGAAAAAGAGCCAAGAATTGCACGTAATTGACACACAATTCACAGATGCAGAGGTAAATAATACAGTTTAAATTGTGTGTGATTATTCTACAATTCACAAACGCAGTAATATCAAGGGTTGTAGAGTTTTAACTATTCGTGAACTATTCGGAAAAGTGGAGTTAAGCGAATAGTTACACCTATGGCATATGGAATTGTGCTAAGTGTTTGAGAATGATAAACAATTCTAGCAGAGCAAACGAACCAAGCAAAGCAGCACAAACAATGGTCCTGAATGCATGGGGAGGGGGTCTGACAGAAAGGCCACCGGGCGGCTACTAAGTCCCTTAAATACCTCAAAAAATAAAAAGCCACTTACAATAACACCCATTGACTTTCATCGTAAATAGGCTATAATAAATTTATAACAATTCACTTTCACGTTGCGAATCGCAACTAAATTTCCAAAAAAAATTTAAAAAACAAAAAAGCATAGTAAGAGGTGAAAGCGTATGTTGGTACCTGCGATACTATACAGAGACCAGATTGAAAGAGAGTTTCAAAAGCTTTACTACACGAAAGACATGTTGTTTGAAACCGGATGTCTAGGACAATGGACTCCGGAAATATCAGATAACCCAGATGAGGGAAGATTCGATTTTGCAATCGTGAGCAACAACAAGTTGATAGGGTATCTTTCATACCAAGTTGATTACTATGTATCCAAGGCTTACAATTTTGGGCTGATGTCTTTTGACCGCGGAAATCCGGTTGTCGGGAAAGATGTGTTTGAGAAGTTAGAAGAGCTTGCATCAACTTTACATCGGGTTGAGTGGCGCATGGTCGGTGGTAATCCGGCAGAACGCGGTTATGATAAATTTTGCCGAAAGCATAACGGAAGTAAACATGTGCTGAAAGACAGCATTAGAGACGCTACAGGCAATTATTGTGATGATGTTATTTACGAAATTGTGAACTCGGATTGAAAGGCTGAGTCAAGGGTCAAAGTTGTAAATCCAAATAAAAGGCGGCTGTTGATGTGTAATGACAGAATGTAAAGAATGTTGCGGCACCTGTAAATATGGCTTATGTGTCAAGACAAACGGTTATGTTTGTTCAAACGGCGAAAGCGATTATGCGCTGATTTCGTAGAATTTAACCATGTATGCGATGAATGGGAGGAAAAGAGGCAATGACAGTAGTTTCACAGAAAAGAGATTTTGTGTTCGATTTCGATTCACACGTTATTGCGCAAAGAGGAGAATATATATACCTTCACATTGACGGAAGAGACGTTGAGATTGGAAAATACGAGTCGCATGAACGCGCACAAGAAGTGCTTAAAGAGATGATTGAAAATAACGTTATAGAGGTTGCCTATTATATGCCGGAGGTGTAAAAGATGGATATTATCAAAGCAATTATATCAACACTTGATTTTCTACTGATCGTATTATTTTTAGATTTTGCGATAACAGAACGAGAAAACAAAGCACAAACAGTTGGGTTTACTTCTCTTTCCTTGCTGATTGGCTCTAACATACTTTTGATGTGGAGTTAATACATGGTAATTTATGATTCGATATTTGGTATTTGCTTTCTTCTGCCAATTTTGAGTGCGGTCGAAAGAATACATATAACAAAATCAAAGGAACCGGACAGTGCCGGAGATTTGCTTAATCTGGACAGTGACGCCGAGCACCAGAGCGAGAAATCGGAGCATACGGTATAGCTTAAGTCCGCAAATGATAATTCTCTGCTGAATAATTGATCTATCGGCGTTAGGCTTTGAATTATGTTTGCGGACGGAACGACATTGGGCTATCGCCAAATGGTAAGGCACAGGATTTTGATTCCTGTATTCCTGGGTTCGAATCCCGGTAGCCTAACTGGTTACATGCTGACGTTCCATGTAGCCACGTATGTTTTTCATATGTACTTGAACCCTTGGTTGAGTGATTCAAGCATTTGGGTTCCTCCTTTCGCCACTAGGACGATTCTGTTAAGGACGGTGCGAGACCGTTCGGTGGCATTTGTCGCAGAGGGCGGCATCTTTGCGTAAGACTATATGGTGTTGAGCGGTATCTGCTTTGTAATTTGCAGACGTGCAATCCATATAGCAGTCAATCATGGTTCGGGCATCTATCCCACGGTGTCCGAGCTATGAAAATGTAATTCCCCTTAAGAAGTTAGGTGGTGGCAGAACGAAATGCAAGCAAAGAAGCTGATCGGTAAGAGTGTTGCCAAGTGATAGGCGGAAAATCATCCGTAATCAGCAACAACACCTTTTCGGAATCCGATTATGTGAGGTTCAAATCCTCACCCACCTACTCGGTCAAATTATGCTGTCTGCTTGCAGGCGGTCTATGTTTTGGCTGAAATACGATGCTTGTCTATTGCTCTGCAATAATTTAATGCGGAGTAGAACCATGGAAATAGGCTTGCATGGTAACATTGAGTTGCCGGTGAAATGCTGTAAACCGGATAGTGCAAGGCATAGCACGATAAACATTATTGCTAACCGTCTGATGGCGGTTATGGGGATTTAATTCAGTGGCAGAAGACACGGCTTATATCCGGGTTGTCGCGGGTTCGATTCCTGCAATCCCCACAGGTGATGTTGCCAGTATACCCCTAGTGTGTTTATTACAGAAATGCAGGTGCTAATCAATATACCGGTTAAACTTAGCACAGGTAACTGGATTGAGCGGTTGTCATTCAAAAGATGGCGGTAACCGCTGACTAAAAGAACCTTGCACTTAGTGTAGTGTGGAGCAGGTGAAAACGGAAACTACACATTTGCAGTGTTCCCATAATGGAATTGGAGCCGGTTGCTATCCGGTCGGGCGTTTATTCGCCTTGTAGGTTAGAGTCCTACACGCTGCGCTAACTTACGGCAGGGGTGAACCTTTCCGTAAGCGGTAGAAAGTCCGCATGAAATTGTACAATGCAGTGCAAAAACAATTTCAAACATAGCTGTTTCACTACGACCGCTATATACGTCCGTCTGGTGGTCAGAAAGAGGTCTCCAAAATCTCTAACGAAAGTTCGATGCTTTCCGGGCGTGCTTATCTTTATCTCCACTTAGTCGGGTGCTACTGCAATAGTTCCGGTCGATGAGAGACTTATGGATGATAGCGGCATCATTGGTAACAGAAACCCCTTCCGTGATTAGAAATTGCAGATTTGAAAGCGGTTGGCATGGTTTGGTCTGACAGGGTTCGATTCCCTGTGCCGCTATTCGATGGTTGGTATTTTTTTACGCAAAAATGAGGTGTGAGTATGAAAGTAAGATTTTTACAGGATGTGGAAATAGACGATAAAAAACATGGACATAAGATGCTTATTGATAAAGGGGATGTACTTGAAGCAACAGAGCATGAAAATCATTATGAGTTAAGAAAAAAGAACGGATGGGGAACGATGGCTCCAAAGGAATGTGAAGGAGAAATATACGAAATTATTGAATAATTTGCATGAAAATGAGGTTTAAGCATGGTTCTTAATGTGTCGGAAGAACAGAAAAAGTTTATTGAATCGCAAGGATATATGGTTGTCGAGTTCAAATTGTGGTATCGGAAATTAGGCAAGATGATTCTTGAGTATACTGAAAAAGTAATTGATACTTGGCGAGCAATAGTTTTGTTTATACAAGAACAGGCAATTAAGGCATTCAAGCATATCAAGGATTTTGTGGAACAGCTTTCAAACGAATTGGAGCCATATATGGGCTCCTTGGATTACATGGATTGTGAGAAAGAAAAATATCCGTTTGTTCGGTCTATTGGCAGAACGCACGAAGCGAATGTAAGAAGAAAAGTTATTTATCACAGATGCAGGGATAGGTGTTGAATATGTGTGATTTTTGTAAGAACTATAGTGATAACAGAATATTCGGTGCTGATATTCCTATCAAAAAGTGCGCCAATGAAACGGATTTAACAGATGCGCAGATTATGAAGAACACCGGCGATAAAGTACCAGGTATCATAATTTATAAAGGATGTAAGGCAGCAGGCTACTTTGATATTGCATTTTGCCCTATCTGCGGCAGAAGGTTGGTGGAAGAATATGAAGATAAATGACATAAAAAACCTAATCGCAGATTACGGAGAAAGTACAACATTGAAAGATGTCTTGAAGAAAGTGCAAGGAAATAGGAAATACAAATGCCCCAAGTGTGGCGGCTTTGGAAAAATTGCCATAAGAAAAAATGTGGCTGAATATTGGGAATGCTGTGATAGATATGAATATAATAGCATAGAATGTGACCTTTGCAACGGAGAAGGTTATACAGAACATGAATATAAACCGAAAATGGTGCAGGACGGATGGCAGTAACTCAAAACAAGTATAGCGGATATTAAGTAGGTGGAAGAATGAAACCATTAGAAGAAATATTTTTTAGAGCTTGCGTGAATGAACAGAAAAGAAAATTGCCTTCAAGCAATCGAGAATTGAGCATAAGAACTATTGGAAATATTTTTGAAAGGCTTGGATTTTCGTACAAGCAATTAATGTACTATGTCAGAAAGTGGTCTGACAGGGGATTTTATGATTACGGAACGACGCTTGATTTAGGATGGTTTGAATTTGACAAACTGACCGGAGAATATAAACGGATTTATGATTCTATGACAAGTACGGACGGATGGAAAGATGGGGAGTTAGCAAATTATATTGTCAGCAATTCTTTTAATCGAGAGCGGATAACTAATTTTTCATTGAGAGAACATCTTGGAATCGGACAGGATAAAGAATTTTTTAATCCGTACAGAAAGGTGGAAGAATGAATGAATTAACACAAAGCAAAGACGGATATATCGTATTTGACGAGAGCGGAACTTGCGCGCTTGCATATGGCGCAGCGGAAAAATGGTTCAAGACCTATGATGAAGCAATCAATTATGCTTTAGAAAAAGTTACTAAAAATTGTGAATTATTTAAAGACCGCATTGATTTTAACTCTGTAATTGTTTATGAGGGTTCAGAAGAATTTATGCATCAGTCGCACAGTATTCCTTGCGGAAAAGTGTTGTTTTGGTGGAAGAATCATAAATAGTTTGGTGGTGGATAAGAATGTGTGAATTTTGTGATAATGAATCGAAACAAATAATTGATGATAGAGAGAAGGATTCTATTTTGTACATTTCCGATTCAGAAAAAGAAATGAGAATTTTTCTTGAATATCTCAAAGAGAAAATGGACAACAACGGAAAAGAATGTTTCTTAGATGGAGAACATGATATTTTAAAAACAGAAAATTACAATGTTGTCTGTAAAAGTATTCATGGTGCTCTACTTGGAGTCGGATATGGGCATTGTCTACATTACTGTTTTTCAAACAATTTTGATAAGAGTAAGTGCAACGATATGGAAAAATACTTGATGGAAGAAATTCTTGCGCACACAAGAGAGGGCGCAAAAGAAATATCGGAACTTGATATTTTGTATATGCTAGGATTAGTTTAAAAGGCGGTGGAATGATGAAGCAGGAAAAAGAAATTTTATGCACATGTATTAATCATGAAAATTGTCCATTAGACCCGGTTAGTTGCGGATGTTCAATAGAAACTACGACTTTTGAAGATGCTTGTATGGGTAAAAGAACATTCATTCCGGGAATCGAATGTGATAAGTGAGGGATTTATATGAAACATCAAAAAGAATGGTGTACTTGTGATCGTTGTGGTGCGGAAATTAAAAAAGGAATACTTTGCGGAAATTCGGTTACAAGAAACGGCGTTTTTAATACCACATACGACTTGTGCTATAAATGTATGGAAGATTTTGAGGAGTTTATGAGAAATGATCAGAATTAAAGAAATGCTTCATTGTCTGCAATTAGATAGCAGAATAAGGCACAATATAAAATATGCACAAAGAGAATGGTTCTTTTCGTACTTTAAGCACTTTAGAAAAGATTTAAACATGCCATTACTCAATAGTATCAAGCAAGCAAGAGGAATATCGAAAACTATTTTGGAAAGAGGGTATATGCAAGACCTTGTACATGATTCTGTAATGCGTATTAGATATTCAAGGAGATGCAATACTCGTGTGTGCAGGGCTGCTAGGAATGATTAGGGGGGTATGAGAAATGACTGTTAATATTGGAACCAAAACCTATGAAACGAGCCGTAAACAGGCAAAAGCTATCATTGGAACGGCTAAGAAACTTGCAAATTGCAACATATACGGCATTGAAAAAGGAAATGTGGTGATTATGCTGAATGAAAAGTATGAGGACGATATGAGCCTTAGAAAAGCCGTAGAGGAGTATAAGAAGAAAGGGTTTAAGGTGCATTGGAAATGAAGAAAACATGTTCAAAAATTATAATCAAACAATTCAGACCAAGAAAATAGTCTTTAAATAATTTCCGAAACACTAAGAGGTGCGCACAATATTGGTGTGCTAAGAATAGCTTTTACTACTGACTACGCATATTACCGGCTAACAAACAGTTAGTCATTACATTACTTTACTTTAAGGAGTGAATACATGGAGTACCAAGGCGCAATTAAAGAAATGGAAAAAGGAATAAAAAGACTTCGAAAAGAATTAGACGAAGCCAAGTTAGGAATAAAAACATCACAGAACGAGTCTCTTATTTGTGATGATACGATGAAAATAGATATTCTTGGAACAGAATACAGAATTGAAACCCACAAAGTATCAGAGGACAGTTTCATGGAGGAAAAAAGTCTTGCAGGATATTGCGGAGAAGATAGCAAGCTGATCGTAATTGCCGACATGTCGGAAGAAAAGTACTTTCCAGATATGAACGAGAAAGAGAAAGAATCATACCGAAAAAGAACTTTAAGGCATGAAATTATCCATGCATTCTTCAATGAAAGTGGTTTATCTGATTCTTCAAATTGCTACAATGGCGCATGGGCAAAGAATGAGGAAATGGTTGACTGGCTTGCAATTCAAGCCCCGAAAATCTTTTCTGCGTTCAATAAAATGAATATTTTGTAAACATGCATTACCGGCTACAGATTGATTGTAGTCGCTAACCTAGAAAAATTATAGGCAGAGGTCAAGGCACTTCTGCTTTTGCGGAGGTGCTTTTTATTTGGCTTCAAAGCAGTTAATCAATGCAGTAAATGGATATGAAAATTACATACAGAGAAAAGGCGTTGATGAACAGGTAATAGATGCATACATACAAGCTGTAGCAGTTGCCTTAAGGACAGAGCATGACGTTGATTATGGATTGAAAATATCCGCAATGGCAAAGCAACTTATAGCAAGCTATGTCAAGCAATATACAGGTGGCAGAGTTGCAGACTTAGAAGTGTATGCCGGGGAACATGATACGACATACAAGGTACTTCAACAATTCTACGATGTTTTGATGTATGAATCAGCCTATCTTGTGGACAGCTTTTTTTATTACATTGAAATTGATGAAAAGGATCCGTGGAAAAGATTTTATTTTCCAAGAAGAAAAGTGCTACAACCTGTAGTCGGAGCATACCAGGAGATTTATGATGGAAAATTGGATTTTCTGTCTGTATCGCAACCGAAAAGAACAGGAAAAACAACAGGCGGTCTGAAATTGGCACAGATGATGGGTGGACGCGACCCGGATGGAAGTATATTCGGTGTCGGAAAAGGCGAAGGACTTGTTAAGCGATTTTATGGCGGCTTATTGCAAGGTTTTGAAACAGAAAGCACGTACAACAGATTCTTAAGCGTTTTCCCGGAAGCAACAAAGACAGGCGAAAAGGACTATAAAAGTGCTGAAAACCTATCAATCGACCTTAAAAGCAAAAATATCTTCCCAACATTTACCTGCAGACCTATTGATGGTGCAATCGTAGGATGTACCGAAGCAAATGTACTTGTCTATATTGATGACTGCGTTAAAAACCATGAGGAGGCACGAAATAGAGATAGATTAGAGTTTCTTTGCGAGAAAGTAACAGACGATGTTCTTGGTAGACGATTAGAGGGAACACCCATTATCATACAGGGAACGAAATACAGCTTGTACGACCCGATTACGGCTTTACAAAATAAAGCTGATGAATTGGAGTGGAGATGGAAAGAAGTTGCTATTCCGGCACTTGACCCAATCACAGATGAAAGCAATTGGGAGATTTATCGAAAAGATAAAAAGGGATTGCGGAAGATATTCACAACCGTTTACTACCAAAAGGAAAGAAAACTTGTTTCGGAAGAAACGTGGGCGGCAGAGTTCCAACAAGAACCATTTGAAGCAAAAGGTCGAATGTTTGCGGAGAATGAGCTTAATTATTTTGAGGAACTTCCTGTTGATCGAGAACCAGATGCAATTATGGCGGCTTGTGATAGTGCAGATAAGGGAGAAGATAGCTGCTCAATGCCGATTGGCTATGTGTACGGCAACGAGGTTTATATCGTAGATGCAGTATTTGACAATGCCGGAACGCAGTTTACCAAGCCGGAATGTGCAAATATGCTTATTAAGCACAACGTAAAGACGGTTACATTCGAGAGTAACAGTGCCGGAGAATATTTTGGTCGCGATGTAATGGAAATTGTGAAAAAACAAGGCGGAAGATGTAGCGCACGGTTCAAGTTTAATTGTTCAAACAAAATAACTCGAATGGAAAATGCAAGAGATAATATCATTCGTGATTATTATTTCCGCGATTTCAAGAAAATGGACAGGCAGAGCCAATATTACAAGTTTATGAAAGAGCTTACGACAATGACAAGAAGCGGAAAAGTAAAGCATGATGATGCACCGGATTCAGTTGCTTTGTTTGAGAACGAGATGCGAAGCGGAACACAAGCAAAGGTAGAAGCGGCAGTAAACCCATTCAGGAGGTATTAGGATATGACAACAGACAAATATCTTTCACAGATAAGCAGAATTGACCATGCGATTGCAAATAAGCTGGAAGAAATCAAGAAGCTATCCGATATGGCAACTTCCATATCTATATCCCCGAAAGAGGTGGATGTGCAATCCTCCGGCAATCCCGACAAAATGGGAAGCGCGGTATCAAAGATTGTTGATTTGCAGAATGAAATCCAGACACTTGTAGATGAATTGGTTGATAAAAGACGGATTATCATATCGCAAATTGACAGTATGGATAATACAGATGTATATATCGTGCTGTCATCACACTATGTCAATGGGAAAGATTGGAACTTGATTTCCGTTGAGATGAAATATTCCTACAGGAACATTATGAAACTTAGGAAAAGAGCATTGCAGGAGTTTGAAAGACGTTATGGAGAGCTTTATTCTGAAAAGAGTGCATAAAAGTACACAATAGTTCACACTCTTTCACAACATTTCCCAAAACTTGCATGGTATACTAAAAGAGTAGAAAAACAAAATCCTACAACCCCAAAAGCATATAACCCGTAAAAGACACTGTCAGAAATGGCGGTGTTTTTTATTTACAAGAAAGAGACTTCTATGAAAAAAGTAACTATATATTGCCCGGATTGCGGAAGAATTGCCGGACATTATGATGGGAGATCTACGATAGATCATCCGTGTAAATGTAAAAAATGCAATCATATTGTGATTTATCGCGTGGCAACAGGCAAAATTGAAACAAAGCCAATACCGAAACGCGCTTGCAGTAGTGGAGTTTTATTTATATGAATACACAGTATTTTCATGACCTTGTAAAAGGCAGATATGGAAGAAAAATTGCATATGCTAACGTAGAACAGATTACGGCAGACAATATCAAAAAAGTTGTCGGAAACTGCATTGGTGCATTTTATTTCAACAAGACGGTCATTCGGTATCTGTGGAACTATTACAAGGGCGATCAGCCTGTATTGTACCGAACAAAGATACAGAATGCGGATATAACCAATAAGGTGTCTGAAAACCATGCCTATGAGATTGTTCAATTCAAGGTTGGCCAGACTTACGGTGAGCCAATTCAGCTTATCAGTAGGAAAGACGATGATCGTATAAACAATGCGGTTGATGAATTTAACGATTATCTTACCGATGCTAATAAGCAGGAAAAGGACATTAAGGCAGGAGAGTGGCAATCGGCAACCGGAACGTCATTTAAGGCGGTGCAGTTTGCAAATGGAGATATACCATTTAGAATTGTCGCACCAACACCAATGAATACATTTGTTATTTATAATGAATCCACAGAAGAACCACTTTTAGCAATCCAAGAACTTAAGGATGCCGATGGACAGATGTATAAACTCTGCTACACGGACTCTTACGAGTGCAAGATTGTGAACGGAGAGGTTCGAGATTGGAAACTGCATGGCTTTGGCGGGATCCCAATTGTTGAGTTTCCGAACAACCATGAGCGCATTTCTGACGTTGAGCTTGTGATCGGACTATTGGATGCAATCAACACAATGCAGTCAAACCGAATGGATGGCGTTGAGCAGTTTGTTCAGTTTTGGATAAAGTTTGTAAATTGCGACATTGACCCGGAAACCTTTGAAAAAATGAAGATTTCCCATGCGCTGACCGTAAAATCCAACAATGAGCAGAATAAATCAGATGTTGACATTATGACACAAGAGTTGAATCAGACAGAGTGCCAAGTCGCAAAGGATGATTTGTGGGATAATGCACAGTCCATTCTTGCCATACCAAATAAGAACAACAATAATTCCGGTGGAGATACACAGGGGGCGGTTGAACTTAGAAACGGATGGGACTTCTCAAAGTCGAGAGCAAAACTGAAAGACCCAATTGTAAAGTCGGCTGAAAAAAGACTTGCGAAAGTTGTTTTGAATGTGATTCGTATACAGGATCACGATTTGGGATTGAGTTTGCGTGACTTTGATGTTCAGATTAACCATAGCCCACAAGACAATATGTATACCAAGTCGCAGACGCTATATCAGCTTTTACAAGCCGGTATTCATCCGCTTGTGGCAATTAAATCTGTTGGGCTTTGGGGAGATGCGGAAAAGACATTCCAGTTGTCAAAGCCATACTTAGATAATCTATGGAAAACCATTGATGATGTAGAAGCGCAGGAGAAAAAGGCACAAGAATTGATAAATAAAATGAATACAGGTAGCACACAGAGCCAGACAAACAAAGATAAGACGGTCACCGAGTAATCGGTGGCTGTTTTTATTTTATAAATTTTGCACCTATGCGTGAAATAGGAGAAATCACAAGTTGAGCAACCAACGTAAAAAAGCGTAGTGAATCGGAGGTAATCATGACAAGAGAACAGGCAAAACAGAACCTTATCGCTATCGGAGTGGCAGAGCCTACGGATGAACAGGTAAGCAATTATCTGAATCAAGTAAATGGCGAAACAAAGAAAGAGAAAGAAAGAGCTGATGGCTACAAGGCTAAAGCTGACACAGCAGATGGTTTACAGAAACAGCTTGACGAATTGCAGGCTGGAAATCTGACAGAGCTTGAAAAGGCAAATAAGGCATTAGACACAGCTAATCAGCAGATCGCAGAATTGCAGAAAAATAATGCTATTAGAGATTTGCGCGAAAAAGCTATGACCGATTTCAAAGTAACCGCAGAACAGGCAAAAACAATTGTAAAAGAAGATGGCAGCTTTGATACAGCAGAACTTGGAAAGATTATGTCCGAAAAAGAGACCGCCGCAGCGCAAGCCAAGGAGCAGGAGATTGCAAAAGGCAGTACGAATCCGGGCGGTGGCACGGCTGGCGGCAATAAAGACAACGAAAAGACAGCGGATGTTGAGAATGCTGAAAAGATTACTTTTGGAAGCAATTCAGCTACCGCAGAAGAAAAAAATCATTATGTAATTTAGGAGGTAAAAATCATGGGTAAGCCTATTGAAAGAGATTTTACTCAAGAACTTGGTATTTTAAAACATTTCCCTTATCTGGGAGCCGCTTGTATTGTTCCGCAGACAATGGTAACAAGCGCAGATGCAAACGGAAGAAAGATCGTAAAAGGTGGAACACCATTCCCATCCAACGATGAAAGCTGTGTCGGTTATCTGCTTAATGATGTTGACGTAACGATGGGGGATGCACCGGGAACTTACGTTTACGAGGGCGATATCGACAATGCGAAACTTACAAAGAACGGAGTAACTGTTGAGGAAACGGCAAAAGCCAAAACCCCAAGAGTTACTTTTTTTGATTAAAGAAAGAGGTGTAAATTATGGCATTACCATTAGCAGAAGCATTTACCGCAAGAAGTCTCGGTGTAATGTGGAATAACTATGAAAAGACTTTGGGTTCTCAACCTTATCTTGGTAGACAGAAGTTTGGTACAAGAAAGCAGGAGAGCCTTGACCTTAGATTTATTAAGGGAAATAGCGGACTTCCGGTTTCACTGAAAGCATCTAACTTTGATGCACAGGCAGAGTTAAGAGATGTTGGCGGTTTCTCTGATATCCAAAACGAGATGCCTTTCTATCGTGAGTCCTACATGGTAACAGAGAGAGAAGAGCAGGAATACGACAATTACAGAAACGCGGAGAATGCTTCTCTTGCAAATGATGTACTTCGTGAGATCAGCAAAAAGCCTATGATGCTGATCGAAGGTGCGAGAGTCGTACCAGAGAGACAGATTTGGAGTTTGCTTGCACCAGCTGACGGTGTACCGAAGATTGATGTAAATATCGGAAAGAAGAAGTACACAGTCGAGTACACTTCTGACGGTGGGGAAGCACACAAGAAAGATCACTTTGTTGAGATTTCAGGTGAAGCCGATAAGTGGAACGTTCCGGCAACGGCAACGCCACTTGATGATCTTATCGAGACAAGACGTAACTTTGCTAAGAAAACCGGATATTCTCTGACAAGATTCAGTATGAACACAGAGACATGGGAAATGGTATTAAAGGCAGAGGATACAAAGAAACAGGTTCTCGGTATTACTGCATACACAGGCGGTATTCGTTTACAGCAGTCACAGGTAACTGAATATCTGCGCGGCTATGGAATTGAGATCGAGGTATACGATAAGTTATACGTTGATCCGGCTGACGGTCAGACAAAATACTTTATTCCAACAGGAATTGTATCTTGTCAGTGTGCAGGAGTTTATCTTGGAGACTACGTATTCGGAAAGACACCGGAAGAGAGAAGTGGAAGCCTTACGGACGGAAACCTTTCTATCGTAGAAACCGGAATTTCTGTTTACACATATGCTACAAACCATCCAATCAATACTCACTGCGTGGTATCTATGATCGGACTTCCAACATTTGAGGGAATGGACAGCGTTGTTGTAATGAAAGTTATGTAGGAGGTGATCCAGCGTGGTAGCAACACACACAATTAAATGTGGTGGAAAATGGTACAAGGCAGGAGAAAAAATGCCGGAGAGTAATTCTCCGGTATCTTCCGTTGGGTATACAAAGACCGAAATCAACAGAATGAGTACCGCAGACTTGCAAAAACTTGCCGCGGAGCAGGGAATTGAAAACGCACAAACGACAAGCGGTGCGGAACTGAAAGAAATTCTGATTGCAAAGTTTAAATTGTAGGAGATCGCTTATGTCATACACACTTGTCGAACAGGTAAAGATTCGTTTAAAACAATTTCATATAGAAGAGGTAGAGGATGAAGCGACCGGGGAAAAGTCCGATAAAGTTGTGTTTGATGAAAAAGAATGTAACCCTTTGATTGAACAGCTTTTAGAGCAGGCAAGAAAAGAGATTATCAGCAGACGGAACTATCCGGACACATACACGCAAGACCAGATTGACAATGATGTTAAGAACTATGAAAACATTATGGTCAATTTGGCAGTGTACGACCGGTCGCAGGCAGGAGAAGCATACATGGCAAGTTTATCCGAAAATGGTGTGAGCCGGACATGGAAAGACCGTGAAAGCCTTTTTGTTGGAGTGTTTCCGTTTGTAAAAGCAATGTAATTAAAGAAGATTGAGCGTGACCATTATGGTTGCAGGCGGCGCACATTAAGCGGTGGTGGGCAGTGTGCCAAAAGGAGATTCAAATGAAAAGTATTTTGATTCAAACTTATCTTGTGGCACTTCCGATAGTGCTTGGATATATAGTTTGGCTTCTTAAACAACAAAAGAAAAGCAGGGATGCAAACAGTAAGGGAACAATGCTTCTTTTACGCGTCCAGCTTATTGAATACCATGCAAAGTACACCAGAATCGGAGAAATACCGTCATATGCTTATCAGAACTTCTGTGAGATGTATGATGCGTACCATGCGTTAGGTGGAAACGGAATGGTTACGAAAATGAAACATGAGATTGAAGAGATTCATATAGGGAAAGGAGATAAAAGCCATGAGGAATTGGAAGGATTGGACTAAGAAAGCCGGAATCCGAGCAATCAAGACTGTTGCGCAAGCGGCAATTGCCGGAATTGGAACGGCGGCATTTATGGGCGCGGTGGATTGGAAATATGTTCTTTCTGCATCAGTTCTTGCCGGAGTGTTATCACTTCTGACGAGTGTTGCCGGAATCCCGGAGGAAAACACCAATGCTTGACATTAACAAGCAGGAAATGAAGTATTCGCAATCCGGTCAGAGGGTATTTATTCCACAAACTGACGAAAATGGAGATATTGTCTATGAAGGGTACAAGGATTCCGATGGGAACTTTGTACCTTATTTAGATTCCGAAGGCAACAAGATTCCAAAAGGCGAGGAAGTTGAAGGGTTTTCAGAACCTACGACATTCAAAGCCAATATCAGCAATAAGTTGTCGGAAGCCCTTGTGAAAGAATTCGGAATTGATGATAGTACATCATACTGTCAGCTTGTCACGGATAAAGGATATTTGCCACTGAAAGCCGGTGATGTGGTGTGGAAACGTTCGGAAGTCAAACGCACTGATGATGGACTTGTGGATTCAGAAACCGCAGATTACATCGTAAAAGGCGTTGCCGATGAAGGACTGACCACGGATTTGTTTCTTCTTCGGAAGAATATTAAGTAGGTAATCACATGGCAAAGAAAACTATTTCAATGACACTATCCACTAAATCCATACAAGCCGCCATAAAGGAATTAGAAAAGTACCGCGATAGTTTACAGGCTAAATGCGATTTACTTGTTTCTAGGCTTGCACAGATAGGTCAGACGGTGGCAATACAACACATATCGGAATCACCATTAGGAAACACGATAACGGTAAGGGTAGATAAAGCACCGCAGTTAATGACCTCGAACGCGATTCTCATTGCGACCGGAAAAACGGTAACGGCAGAAGATAGAGAACCATTCTATACTTTGTTGGCGGTAGAGTTTGGAGCCGGTATTTTTTATAATTCCGCAGAGAACCCCAAAGCACCGGAACTTGGATTCGGTGTCGGCACTTATCCTGGGCAAATACACGCTTTTGAAGATGGTTGGTACTATTGGGATGATAAGACCGAAACATGGCGTTATACCCACGGTATCAAAGCCACAATGCCTATGTACAATGCGGAACAACAGATTATTCAACAGTATGTAAAGATTGCAAGGGAGGTATTCGGTGGAAAATGAGTTAAACAGTTGGGCACTTGATTTTGAAGATACCTTATGTTCCCTTTTGAAATCGTACATGGAAAGCAAGGTAAAAGGAATTAAAGTGACGCAAGATGAAGAATCGGGCGGCACAGCAACATTCCCGACACTTTTAGTCAGACAAATCGGTGGCACAGAAGCCGGACGAACCAATGAAGCAAAGACAATCAATGCAATTCGCCCAACATTTCAGATTACAATTACAAACAAAGGTTCAAGAAAAGCAACTAAGGACATCGCAGCATATGCGGTGTCTTTTTTTAAGCAACAAAGTTTTGAAGTATCAAATGTAATCATAACAATTTCCAAGCAAGTGCGGACAATTACTTTCCGCGCAACTCGCGTAATTGGAAACGTTGAGCATTTAGATCAGCTATAAGCAGAAAGGAAGTAGAAAATATGGCATCAACAAGCTATAGAACACGTGTCATTGTAAAAGAGCACACGGAAAAACAGGCTGACTTTGCAGGAACATACAATCTTTTGGTCGCGGCTAAGTCAGTTCCAAGTCCTGCATCACCACCAAACACTGTTGAGTCGACCACAATGGAAGATGACCAGCAGACTTTTGAAAAAGGAATTAAGACTTCTGATTCAAGAGAAATCACAGGAAACCTTGAAAAAGAATATCTTTCAAAGGTGGATGGATATGGAGATAAAAAACTTGATATTATCCATCTGTATGGAACGGATGGTATTGGCGGCGTAGCGAAGTACGCATATGTAGGAACCGCAACTGCCACACCTAACGATGTAGGTGGAAACGATGAAATCCTTGAAATGACGGTAACAGTTATTCCAAGTACAGCATCAGAGCTTGTTACAGATAAGCTGACTGTCGTTGATAATAACGATGGCACATTCACTGTAACAGTGGTGGGGTAAAAAGCCTATCGGACGAGCAATCGACCGCACCGGTAGGCGAGGATGAACGGTCGATAGCAGAACTTGAAGCAATAAGATAAGCAACAATGGGGCGGTGGCAACACTGCCCCTTGCCAATATAGGGCAGAAAGGCAAGGTAAAGCATGAAAGTTAAATTAGGTGGAAAAGAATATACAATTCAGTTTGCAACAAGACCATCGTTAAAATCACATATCTTACAGGATATTATGAAGACGCAGGACATGGAAGATATTTCTTCTATGGAAGATATTCTTCTTGAAACACTTCCTAAGACACTTCTTGTAGGATTGCAGATGCATCACAATGACGAATTTGGATATGATTACAAAACAAACGAAGGCTACGATGAGCAGCTTGAGAAGGTGTCTGACATTCTCTATGAAGCGATTGACACAAACGAGATTAACTGCATGGATTTATTCGCTGATATGCAGGAGGAAATGATGACAAACGGTTTTTTAGCACAGATGATGGAGTCGTTGGAGAGAGCACAGGCACAGGAGAAGAAAAAGACCCCATCCAAAGCGAAAGTCAAGAATTAACATGGGAATATTACGTTGCGGAAATCCGTCCGTTTTACCTTATGGTAACGAAAGGCTACGGATTTTCCGTTGATGATATAGATATGATGAATCCAGAGTTACTTAAGCCTTATGTGGATGCATATAAGACAGAATGGAAGCAACTCGATATGGAAATGTATATGTGGTTCGGCAGATATGCAACGTCAGCATTTGTGACCGCAATAGACGCGACATTCGGCAAGGGTAATAGTAAGTACGTGAAAGAAACTTGCTATGATTCTATTGAAAAGCATAATACGGACGATCCCGATGCAGAGATGCGAGAAATGCTTAAGGCAGAAGAAGCATGGGCGGCTGAATCAAGGAAATCACATTTACCAAAGCCAAAGATAGTTTAAGAAAAGAGGTATTGCTATGGCAGTAATTATCGGAAGTGCTAGGCATGATGAACATGGAAATTGCTATTCTGGTGGGAAAGCCGGAGACCAGACCGGACAGGAAGTGTCTACGCAGAAGTTTTATAACCATTCTAAAGGATGGTACGTGCTAAGGGCGAAGGACGATAGGGTTGCGGAGAAGTTAGCCGAAGCTATGCAGATTGCGTGTGATAACAAAAATATCGGCTATGACCAATCGGAACGCTACGGAGTCATTAAACATGGCATTAACACAAAGGTCAAGACGGAATGCGATTGTTCGTCCCTTGTACGTGCTTGTATTATCTATGCATCCGGCAAGGATGTGGGGGATTTTAATACATCCAATGAACGACCGGTAATTCTGAAATCCGGTTTGTTTGATGATATGGGTTCTTATCATGCCGGGTTTATTCTTCACAACGGAGATATTCTTGTGACACGCATAAAAGGGCACACAGTTATTGTTGTAGGCGGCGCGAAGAAAAGCAAAACCAAGTATTATCCGAAGTATACCGGAAATTCCGGTTCAATCGTTGAAGCATTAAAAGCGGTTGGGGAAGATGATGTGTCGAAAGAACATCGTGCGGAAATCGCAAAAAAGAACGGATTTTCCAATTTTAAGTTTACATCAGAGGAAAATTCAAAGATGATTTATCTTCTGAAAAAGGGAAAACTGAAAAAGTAATTCAAGGGCGGTAAGGGTCAAATCTTACCGTCTTTTTAACCGGCTATTAATGTGGAAGATAGCCGCTAACCTAAAAAAGTTATAAGAAGTTGGTGGATAAATGGAATTAGAGTCTCTTGAAATAAAAATCCAAGCGCAGGCGCAACAGGCAAGCGATCAGATAGATGCGCTTGTGACAATGTTTGGGAGATTATCTTCCGCGCTTTCTGAACTTAGTACCGGAAATCTGAATAGTCTTTCCACAGGGGTAAACCGACTTGCAGTGGCAATGACGGCAATGCGTGGAATTGATACACGGACTTTTTCTGCGGCTGCAAGAAATGTAAGCAAATTAGGCTCTATCAACAGCAAGCAGATTAATGCTGCGGCTGGTTCTATGCGTCAGATTTCCAATGCATTAAAAGGGATTTCCGGAATGTCAGCATCTGTTAAGGGCCTGACCGAACTTGCATCTGCAATCAAGCAGCTTGGCTACCAGAGTTCCACCAAGGCGATTGAAAATATCCCGAAACTTGCAGTTGCTATGCGACAGCTTATGTCCGAACTGTCGAAAGCCCCTAGCGTAAGCCGGAATATTATTGACATGACAAACGCACTTGCAAGGTTAGCAAGAACAGGTGGAGCGGCAGGAAGTGCGGCAAGAAACATAACAAGCTCATTTAGTGGATTTAGTTCAAGTGCATCCATGGTAACAAAGAAGTCATTTTCCCTTGCGTCTGCAATCGGAAAAGTGTATGCAACGTATTGGACTTTATTCCGAGCATTTAGGCTACTTAGAGATGCAATCGACATATCATCAAGTTTGACAGAGGTTGAGAACGTTGTAAGGCAGACATTTGGGCAGTATGAAAGCCTAATTAACAATTTCGCAAAAACATCCATTGAAAAATTTGGTATGTCTGAATTGTCCGCAAAACAGTTTGCAAGCCGTTTCCAAGCTATGGGAACTGCCCTTGATATTCCACAGGGGAAAATGGCAGATATGTCTATCCGGTTGACCGAATTAGCCGGAGATATGGCTTCATTCTATGATGTGAGCCAAGAAGATATTGCCAAGAGTCTGCAATCTGTATTTTCCGGTACTACGGCACCTATGCGGCGTTATGGTATCGACTTGACACAGGCAACATTAAAGGAATGGGCGTTAAAGCAGGGACTTGATGCGAACATTTCCTCAATGACGCAGGCTCAAAAAGCCATGTTGCGTTATCAGTATGTGCTTGCACATACAACCAATATCACCGGAGATTTCGCACGTACAGCAGATACGTGGCACAATCAGATAACCATGCTTAAAGAGAACTTCAAAGCACTTGGAGCGGTAGTTGGTGGTGGTTTAATCAACGCATTTAAGCCATTTATCAAGGCACTTAATTCAGTTCTGCAGAAGGTGATTTCTTTTGCGGAAATGGTAACAAACGCTTTAGGTTCTATCTTCGGATGGAAGTATGAAGCAAGCAAAGGAGCAGGAATCAGCGGTCTTGCTGATGATATTGGAAGCGCATCTGATGGCATGGACGATTTAAGTAATGCCGCAGGAAGCGCAGGGAAAAACACAGGCGATGTCGCAAAGAATGCCAAGAAAGCAAAAAAGGAAATCCAACAGGCAACTCGTGCATTTGATGAATTAAAGGTTATTTCAAAGCAGAGTAAAGACAAAAAATCCGGTTCGGGGAATAAAGGTTCTGGTTCAGGTGGTTCAGGTGCTGGTGGCGGAACCGGTGCTGGTGGTGGATTGGTTCAGACCGACACGATTTTTAAGAAATTCAAAAGCGACATCAAAGACCTTGAAGGACTTGGAAAAGCAATTTCCGGTGCGTTAATTAACGCAATGAAAAAAATTAAATGGAAAAAGGTGTATGCAAAAGCTGAAGGTTTTGGAAGGGGATTAGCCCAATTCCTTAATGGACTGTTTGAGGGGCAGAAAGGCACAACGCTTTTCGGAGAAACCGGAAAACTGATTGCAAATTCATTAAACACGGTGCTTCATGGTTTAGATTCGTTTGGAACAACGTTTAATTGGAAACAATTTGGAAATTCAATCGCAGACGGAATCAACAAGTTTTTCCAAAACTTTGACTTTGCATTATTGGCTCAAACGCTTAACACATGGGCGCAAGGCGTGTTTGATGCAGTTACGACAGCATTAAGTAAAATTTCTTGGAAGGATATTTGGAACGGAGCAAAAGAGTTTTTAAACAACTTAGATATAGAGACGGTCGCAATTATCATCGGTGCAGTAACAATCAAGAAAATCGGAAAAGTTATATTTGGCGCAGGTATTTTAAGCAAGCTCGGATTGTTAATTAAGGGCGGAATAGTCAGTGCAATTGTTTCTGCACTTGGCGCAGAAAAAGGAACTTCAATAGGAGCGGCACTTTTTGGTGCAATTAAGCGTGGAATATCCGGATTTGCTACCAAAATAGGACTTGTTATCGAAGGACTATTTAGTGGAATGAATTTTAGTGAAGCTCTGGCGAGTGTATTTGGTGGTTCTGCTTCTACTATATCGTCAGTTGCATCAGCTATCGGAGGAATAGTTTCCGTTGTAACAGGAGCGTTTACGGCAATATATAATTTTGTGCAAATGCTTAAAAATGGATTTAGCTGGTTAAACGAAGCATTGATGGTTGTTGGAGTTGCAATAACAACAATCGGTGTAATAATTTTAGCACCAATAGAGGGCATTGGAATTGCGATAGCTGCTCTTGTAGGGGCAATCGTTGCGTCTGTTGCAACAATAACTGTTTTGGTCAAGGAACATTGGGAAGAAATCAAAGGAATATTTTCAAAGGTTGGAGAGTGGTTTAATACAAACGTAATTACCCCTGTGGTCGGATTCTTTAAAGGAATGTATACGAAAGTATCCGGATTTTTCAGTAATTTGTGGAAAAGCATATCCAACGTGTGGAAAGGAGTGTCGGGGTGGTTTAATAAAACCGTAATAGAACCGGTAGTTGGATTTTTCAAAGGATTCTATACAAGAGTATCACAAATATTTAAGGGTCTATGGATTATTGTTAAGGCTGTATGGATTGTTGTTTCTGATTGGTTTAAATCAAAGGTAATAGGGCCGATAAAGAAGAATTTTGAATTATTGAAATCGGCAGTATCAACCGCATTCAAGGTTCTATGGACAACTGTGAAATCGGTATGGACGGTGGTTTCCGGTTGGTTTAAGGAGCATGTTACAACACCTATTAAGAATGCCTTTAGTTCAGCAAAAGAATCTATTCAGAAAGCATTTAGCTCGGCAAAGACAGCGATAACCGGTGTGTGGAATAGTGTTTCTAGTTGGTTTAAAGAACATGTAACCACCCCGATAAAAAATGCTTTCTCGAAGATGAAAGAAAGCGTAGCTGGAATATTCGGCAATTTATGGAAGAGCGTAAAAAGTGGTGTTTCCGGGGCGATGAACAGTGTAATTGCAAGAATTGAAAGCGCAATAAACTCACTGATACGCGGAGTAAATAAAGTGCTAAGCGGATTTAATAACGTTGTGTCGGCTGCCGCTAAAGTAGCAGGAGTTGATTGGAGCGGCGTTGATCTTGTTAAGGAAGTAAAACTTCCTAGAGTAAAGGCATATGCAACAGGCGGCTTCATGGACAAATATAGCATAGCAACGGTTGGAGAAAACGGGCTTCCGGAACTTATGGGAACGGTCGGAGGTAAGCCGGCGGTTGCAGGAAGCCAAGAGATTACCGGAATCAAAGATGCCATCAATTCAACATCTGCGCAAGAGGTTTCGTTATTACGACAGCAAAATCAGTTATTACAAGCTATTTTACAGAAAAATTTCGGAATTACTACAAACGACATAGGAAAAGCCGCAAGGGATTATGGGAGAGAATATTACAATCGAACTGGAGACAATGTATATGTTTTTTAGTGACTTCTATAATTGAACGTGATATAATTCTAAATAAATCATATCACAAGAAAGGAGTCATTATGAGAAGCACAAAAAAATTATTAGTAGCGATTGGGTTGGCATTTGCCGTTTTGATTTCGGCTATGCCAATCCAAAATGCAGATGGGAAACAGATTGTTGCGCAGGCAGCAACCGTTAAGCTGAACAAAAAAGCAATCACGCTTGACGTTGGTAGTACGCAGAAGTTAAAAGTTACCGGAACGAAAGCAAAGGTAAAGTGGCGTTCTACAAAATCAAGCATTGCAAAGGTAAGCAAAAGTGGCGTTGTTACCGCAGTATCATCGGGTAGCGCAACAATCAAGGCTAAAGTCGGAAAGAAAGTGATGTCTTGCAAAGTAACCGTGAAAGAGAAAATCAACAGACTTGCATACGAAGATTCGAGCATTAGGGTTTACTTTACAGGGCTAAAGAAGGGAACATACCCGGACGAACTTATAGCTTGCTTGACAATAGAAAATATTACAGACAATAATATTACGGTTAATTCCGACACATCATTAGTAAATGATGTTATGGCGGAAGGAACGTTATATCAAGAACTCTCTCCGCATAAGAAAGCCTATACAACATGGTGGACAATGGATGATAACATTGTGAGTTTGCCAATAAAGAATGTTGACAACATACAGCTATCGCTCGTTGTATGGAATGAAGATTCGGAAGACTCTGACTATTATGTGACAGATTCTTTTGGGTTACTAAAATGAGTTAAAAGATTTTTGGGAGGAATTCGATTATGAAACAAAGTGGATGGGGAATTGCATCTTTAGTGTGCGGAATAGCAGGAGTTTTGTTAGCGTGCGTTGTCATCGGAATATTTCCGGCAATAGTTGGAATTGTATTTGCGATTATAGCACTTGCGCAGAAAAACAGGGGGCACGGAACGGCTATAGGCGGTTTGGTATGTTCAATAGTCGGCATTATTATTTTCTTTTTAGCAATGTTTGTATTCACAAGCGATGATACGAATGATACGCCTAAAAAAATATCATCGAATGAAGAAACGCAAACTCAAGCAACGGAAGAAAAGGTTAATGAACCATTTAAAGTTGGAGATACTGTTGAGACGGAAGATTTGAGGATTACGTTTTTGAAAGCCGAGCCGTACACAGAAGAATACGACGAGCCAGCAAAAGGACATGAGTTTTACAAATTTGAGTTTGAATTTGTAAATATTTCAGATTCAGATCAATATGTTTCTTCTATGGATTTTAACTGTTATGCGGATGGATATGATATGGAAAGCGCATATTCAAGCAAGGATAAAGATTTGGATGCAACATTATCAGCCGGAAAGAAAACAAAAGGTGTTGTATGCTTTGAAATCCCAAAGGATGCCAAAGATATTTCTCTTGAATATGAAACAAACTATTGGAACGAATCAAAGGTATGCTTTGAAGTTAAAAAGTAAATGATATTTAAGCCGTGGAAACACGGCTTATTTTAATTCCAAAATCGGATTGACACAAAATCAAAAATAGTCTATCCTTATTACTAAGGAAACAACCTTATCCGTGAAGAAGCGGATTACTTACTTGAACGCCATACTGTACGAAAGAGGAAACCAATGTGATTTCACAAGTGGCTTCCTCTTTTTTATTCAGATAAAAATGTATGGAGGTAAACACGAATGAAAAAATCACAACTTATGCTTAAGATTCAAAACGGCATTAAGGTATTTGAGAATCCGATATTCGGACAGATCAGAATGACCATGGTAGATGATGAACCGATGTTTTGCCTTATTGATGTTTGCAGGGCATTGAAAATGAGTAACCCTACAATGGTCGCGCAGAGGTTAGATGAAGATGAACGCACTAAGTTAGACTTAGGGCGTGCAGGAGAAACAAATTTCATTACAGAGAGTGGCTTATATGCAGTTATCGTTCGGAGCGACAAGCCTAATGCCAGAAAGTTTCGCAAATGGGTAACATCAGATGTTCTTCCTACAATACGTAAAACAGGTGGGTATGTCAATAATGATGAATTATTTATTTCCACTTACCTACCATATGCAGATGAAAACACTAAGCTGATATTCTCACAGACATTAAAAACTGTTAGAGAGCAGAACGAAACCATTAAAAGACAGCAGAAAGAAATCATCCATAAGGAAGATGTTATTATCGGACTCGTTGATGATATTGACTTGGCAACCAAGAGACAGCGGATAACACAGATTGTCCGTTTCGGTGCTGATGGAAAGTATCAAGAACGATATTCGTTGCTTTATGGAGAATTTGAAAGGAAATATCACTGCAACCTTAAATCAAGGATGGAAGGGTGCGAACTCAAGCCAAAAGTAAGAAACAAGATGGATTATATCGACAGGGAAATGGGAATGATTCCGCAGTTGTACGAAATCGCTTGCAAACTTTTTGAAAACGATGTAGAAAAGCTGAAATCTGAATGGGAATCAGTAGTAGCTTAAAATTTAATCAAATGGATAGCATCTACCAAACGGTAGGTGCTATTTTTATACCCATTTTTAGGAGGTAAACGATGGGATATGGCGGATATTTAGTAAAGTTTGGTAATTATACCATACCGAACAGTTTAATAAAGCAGGACACGTTTAGTTCCTATGTGAACATGCAGGACAAAGACCCTTGGACGGATGAAAACGGATATGAGCATCGTGATGCCGTGGAACTGAAAGCCCTAAAGGTCGAGTTTGAAACCAAAGCCATGCTGACTGAAAAGCAGTTTGATGATTTTTGGAAGAACATCGAAAAGAACTATACCAAGGCAAAGGAACGCGGCGGCTATATCACGGCATACGTGCCGGAAAAACGCGGATATGTGACACAGTACGGATATATCGCTGATATTCAGCCTACGTTCTATTCTGTGGCACATGGGAAGATAAAATATGACGCAATCAAATTTTCGTTTGTAGGTGGTGTATATGATAAATAGCAGTTTAAAAGAAAAGTATTGGGATTCCTCGACAGATAAACAGATGGTTATATCTGTTGTTGGAACGAACCAGAAGATAGACAATTCGATGCTTGAAATCGGTACGTTTGCGCTTGAAGAAAGTCTTTGTTCAGAGTCTGAATTAAAGTTTGGAGCGTGCGAAGCGAATTGCGTAAAATTCACAGCACGAAACACCGCGGGAAACATTATCGGAAAGACAATCTCTATCGAAGAAACGATTGACGGAGACAGTAAAAATCCGATGCCATACGGAGTTTTTAAGGTTGCATCCGATGTTCCTACGGCTGACCGGACAAAACGGCAGATTACGGCATATGACGCAATGTACGACATTATCAATACAGATGTAAAGTCTTGGTATGCAGGGCTTAGTTTTCCAATGACGCTTAAGCAGTTCCGCAATAGCTTCTTTGCGCATCTTGGAATTGCGCAAGTTGAAACAAGCCTTGTCAATGATTCCATGACGGTCAATAAGACGATTGTAGCCACACAGACGGACGATTCAAGCGCAGTCACAGAAGAATCCTCTATCAGCGGAAAAACCGTTGTAACGGCAATCTGTGAGATTAACGGATGCTTTGGAAATATCAACAGAGAGGGCAAGTTTGAATATGTCTTTCTGAAAGCAATCACAAGCGCACTTTATCCGGCAGAAGATTTGTTCCCGGCAGACAACGTATTTCCGTCTGATGCAAACACAGAGTCCATGACCGGACACTACATCACGTTTGATTATGAGGACTTCCAAAGCAAGGCAATCACGCAGCTAGAAATCAAGACAAGCAATGATAATGCCGGTGCTATTGTTGGAACTGCCGGAAACAACTATTCGATTACAGGAAACTTTCTTGTATCAGACAAAACCGGAGCGGAGCTGGAACAGATTGCAAATAACCTATTGCCGATTATGAAACAGGCGGCATACACACCAATTAAAAGCTGTACATGCGTCGGTAATCCATGTCTGACGCTTGGCGAGCCAATCCGGTTCAATACCACAAGAGAGATTGTTGAAACGTATCTATTGCAACGCACCCTAACCGGAGTACAAAGTAAGAGAGATTCAATCTCGGCACAGGGCACACAGACGCACTCTGCAAAGGTAAATTCTATTAGAGACACGATTGAAAGCGTACAAAAGCGTACAAGCAAGTTAGAGAGAAACGCAGACCATCTTCAATCCACGTATGAGAATTTAGAGGACCAGACAAATACCAAGTTTGAACAGACCGCAGACGCAATTACGGCAGAAGTCAATCGTGCGCAAAAGGCGGAGGGGCAATTAGACGCATCATTGGAATTGAAGTTAGGCAGAGATGAAAACGACCAAGTTATTTCGATGATTAATGCAAGTGCTGACCAAATTGTGTTGCGCGGAAACAGATTGATTGTAGAGTGTAACAATTTCGAGCTGGATGCTCTTGGACGAGTACATATAATAGACTCTCTGCTTTTTGACAGTGGCGATGCATATGGGGTAGAGATATTAGGGCATGACGGAAGAAATAATGCGCTATTGCAGAATGTTATGTTGGACTTGTCATCTGTTACTGACGCAAATGGGGATGCCATAGGGGATCATGCGAGTACGGCAGATTATGCAACAACCGCAGGAAGCGCAACAACCGCAGAAAGCGCAAAGAGGGCGAGTGAGTGCGTAAAAGCATCAATCGCATATTATTTACAAGGCATTGGAATAAGTGATTATGTACATATTTCCGGCAATGGAAATTTAATTCCAAGTTCTAGTTCTGTGTATTGTGGAACTACAGAGAACCCGTTTAGAGGTGGGTATTCTTCCGGTGGTTGGAAAACAACGTCTGACCGTAGAAAGAAAAAAGATTTTCGAAAGCTCTTAGAGGACGATAGGTTTGAAAGATTTTTCGAGTTGCTGCAACCGATGGAATATCGGCTAATAGAAAATGATGAGAAAATGCACATGGGATTTGTTGCACAGGATGTAGAACAGGCAATGATGGATTGTGGCATATCTGAAAATAAGTTTTACGGATTGGAACATGCGGTATTATCCGAAAAAGACTTTGAATCTAATGAGGAATGGGAAAAATTCTTAGAGCAAAATGGTGGCGCAAATGATATGTATACGCTGTGCTACCAAGAGTTTATTGCTTTAAATACTGCCATGATACAGAAATTGCAGAGCAGATGTAACGATTTTGAGCGACGATTATCCGCAATAGAAAGGAGTGTGAGCCATGCAGAAGATATATAACCGTATCAATTGGGAGAATTTCCCAAGTGAAAAAACAGCGGTAAATGAATCCAACCTTAATAAGATGGACTTGGCGATTGGCAATCTGGATGACCGTGTGGTTGCTATGGATGCATCCAAAGTTGACTTGACCAAAGCTAACGAACTTGTAAAGGAAATCCTTTGGGATGAATCAAACGGAACGTTGACGGTCGTTAAGATGAACGGTTCCAAGGCTGTTATTGATACAAAATTAGAAAAGTTGGCGATTAACTTCAAATACAATCCGCAGACACAACAACTGATTATCACGTTGGACGATGGCACGGTGCAGAACGTGGATTTATCATCTCTGATTACAGAGTATGAATTTCTCGATTCTGATACAATCGCATTTGCAATCGGCAGTGACGGTAAGGTGTCCGCAATCGTGAAAGAGGGAAGTATTGAAGAAAAACACTTGCGCCCGGATTATCTTGCAGATATTAAAGTGGAATCTGCCAAGGCTGTAGCATCTGCCAAAAGTGCAGGAGAGTCCGAAACCAAGGCTGCAAAATCTGCCACAGATGCCAAGGACAGCGCAGACCGAGCGCAGGGAATCGAAAACGAGATTAACAAGAAACTCACAATGACAGAATTTGATGTGAATGAGGATGGAGAGTTGGTGTATACCGACAATGCAGCATATAACTTTACCGTTGATTCCAACGGAAATTTGAACTGGGAGGTGGCTTAGAATGGCTATAGCAGGAAGAGTGGCAATTGTGCCAAAGGGCGATTGGAGCGCAGATGCTACATATAAGAGATTGGATGCAGTGACTTATAACAATACGCTTTATTTCGCAAAAAAGGAAGTTCCAGCAGGAACGGCAACGAGCAATACAGAATATTGGTCGAAGTCGATTGTGGGTGGTGCCGGTGCAATCGCAACGAAAGAGGATGCCGGAATTGTAAAGCCGGCAGATGGTCTTACAGTAGCAGAAGATGGAACGCTTAAAGTTAACATTGATGGCGCAACGCTTACAATGGATCAGGTCAACAATGTTATTAAGTTGGCTGACACTTTAAAAGAGAAGATCAATGGGGCGTTCCCTGCAGCGAATGTAGTAAACAACCAGATAACAACGGAGACGGGATATGCCCTGGATGCAAGGCAGGCGAACCCGAATATAGACGGCACGCTGGCGAAACAGTTAAGTGATTTAAACGGCAGTTTAAATAATATAAAAACGGTAAATGGTCTTGTTGTTAAAGACGATTCATATGTTTTGAATCAAAAAATAGAAACCGATACTTGGTTAAAGGCATTGCAGTTTGTTGACAAAAACGGAATGCGAATCGCTTATATACAACCACTAATTACAGTAGATAACAAAGTTAAGTTTAATATAAATTTAGATATGCCTGGAGGTGTATACATTAATAATGTAAAAATAGGATAGATAAAGCATTTTATCAAAGCATCATATATACAAAAGAATCGAATATCATGTGGTTTAGATCCTCTTCTATGCACCAAAAAGACATACTTCCATCCTGATTCACAGCAAGTAGTGAATTTGCAATGTTAATTCCCCATCCATTTACTGAATGGTACATGTATTGATATGCGGATGGTAAAGTTCCAGACGGAAGAATTAGTTTATTATCGCACGCAACTTTAGGATTAAGAGAGACATATACAATAACTATTTTCCCATATTTAACGTATGCACAACTTCCAGATACTAACCTTGTATCTAATTTATCACTTACATCTACCACAATTTGATTTAAACTGCCGTTTAAATAAGTTTAGTAACCAGTAAATTTACACATAGAAAGGAATAAAAATATGGACAAAATTATCCTTAAAAACAAAACAGAGTTCGAGATTGCTGAAGGAGCGAGTCTCGGCAATATTCAGATTCAGTCGAAAGACTTTGATGGAATCAAGTCAATCACAGATGCCTTCTCGGAAGAGAACATCTCAAAGGTCACATTTACACACAGTGATCAGATCTCTGGCGAGTATGAGAATCTTAAGTATGAAGGATTCTCATATATGCCTAACATGGGCGAAGATGGCGCAGAAGATGGCACATATACCGTAACGGTAAGACTTAGAACAAAGACAGAGATGGAGAAAGCCATTGATGAGCTTAAAGCAGGGCATGAATCAAACGCAGAAGCAATCGAAGAACTGGCAAGCATTGCAACAGAAAGCGAGGTGTAGGATATGGTTAAATTCTACGTGAGACGTATTCTTATAGACAAGAAAATGACAATTGATGAAGTGCCGATGCGTTGGCGCGCAAAAGTGCAAGAAGAGATTGAGAAACAGCTCTCCGCTTCTCTGCAATGACATTTTCTGTCGAAACTTGCGACCGAAAAATGTTGAAATCATGCATATTACAGTGATACTATGGACTTGTCCGAAAGGACACTTCAAGTTCTGGCATGGGTGGGGTTTGGCATGGCTCCGCCCATAATTGGGGATTGACTATGCCGAACACACGTTCTATAATTGCTTTGTTGGTACATAATAGTTTATGATTGGAGGTTTTTATGGTGGGAGAAGTAAAAACAAAAGAGACTTACAAAGAAGAAATTATAACTATGATAAAAGAAATTGAAGATTATAAGATTTTACGAATTTTGCATGAATTTGTAAAAGCTGGGTTGAAAGAAGGAAAAGCAGGGCGTGGAGCCCTGCCTT